AGCGTTTAAACGACTTGTTTCCCTCCACAACCAAGACCTGATTGTATTACAAGAGATTGAGTATAATGGACTGCTGTTTGACGAGGGGGCTTGTCTTAAACAGGCTGATGTCTTAGGTAAAGAGATTGCTGACTTACGGGCATCGCTGTATGCAAGTCATTCAATCCCTGAGTTTAACACCGAGAGTGGTGACCACCTATCCGCCTTGTTGTATGGTGGGACAATCGTTATCCCTCGCAAAGAGGTTATAGGGGTGTATAAGACAGGCGATAGGAAAGGACAGGAGAAGCTTGGTTGGAAAGACTACTCATTCTATATGCCACGGCTTGTTAAACCCTTGGTGGGAAGTGAACTTAAGAAAGAGGGTTATTGGGCTACTGGTGCTGATGTGCTAAAATCCCTTAAGCCAAAAGGTGAGGCAAAGAAAATAGTGGACACCATCTTGGAACTCGCTAAACTAGAAAAGATAGTATCAACTTATTATTTAGGGTTGCCAGCGTTACGAGAGAAAATGAATTGGGGTGTGAATATGTTGCACGGGAACCTCAATCAATGCGTTGCTCGCACAGGGCGTCTGTCATCAACTAAACCGAACTTACAGAACCTACATTCTGATATAAAATCTATATTTGGCACAAGATATTGACAAAATATAAAATATAGTGTATAATATAGGTATATAAACTAATAAAAGGAAAAGTATGTTTTTAAATATATCAGAAAACACTATAAAAGTTGCCGTAGATGCTTTTAATGGTAATTGTGCTAAGAATAAAATAGCTAAAGAATTGGGAATTGATTACTATACATTAGAAAAAATATGGGGATTTTATTTTAGTCCAGAACTTCGTAAGGCTAGGACTAAGCGTATGTATTCAGAATCTAAAACTGGAAATAAAAATCCTAGATTTGGAAAACCTACCATGCGTCCCGTTGAAAATGTAGATGATGGTAATGGATATACAATAAAGTGGAAGCCAATTTGGTGGACAGGTAGGGAAGGCAGTAATTATGTTTTTGAGCATCAATTAGTAATATGTGAATACCTAGGACTAACAGAAATGCCTAAAGATTTTGTAGTTCATCATATTAATAATAATAGAAAAGATAATAGCTTAGATAATCTAGCGTTAATGTCTAAAAGTGCTCATGGTAAATTACACCAAAGAGAAAATCGCATTAAGAAAGGACTAAGTGAGTAGATATGCTGTATGAACGGAATGGTTGGAGGAAACACGATGGCTCACCTGAATGTTACGAGCCGCCTGAGAGTTTGATTGAAGTGGAAACTTACAGCTCACAGGGTAATTATGTTGTTAAGGCAAGCCAGCTTGATTGGCAATATGTTAAATTTTATAGAGTAGTAGAACAGGAGAATGATGATGCCATGTAACAAACAATGCAACCAAGGGCGAAACTGCGACTGCCCTAGAAGTGGTGATAGAGCAGTAGTAGTTATTAGTGCCCTAATTCTTATAGCCCTTTTAGGTATGGGATGGGGTGTATATAAATTAGTTAAAGGTAATACAGGCTCACCTTGTGCAGTCGAAGTGCAATTCAAAGATAGTAAAGCAACATATATTGGGAGTAGTATATGAAAATATACCTATCTAATTATAGATACCATTGGATAAGCCCATTTAAAATAGCAGAGAAGTTGTGCTTTTGGCGAGAGATTGAGTATCACGAACCATGGGTAGAGCGTTTAAACAACATCTTATATCCTGTCATGTCGATTTTGCAGAAGGTTTTAGACACAATCCACCCTCGTGTCGAATATGTGCACATTGATGAATATGACACATGGAATATGAATACCACCCTTGCTAAAATCATCCTACCAATGCTTAAACAGCTAAAGGAAGACAAGTATGGATATCCAATCACTCTTACTGAAAAGAAGTGGAATACCATAGTAGATGAGATGATTTGGTCGTTTGAGCAAGTGTTAGATGACGAAAGTGATGAGAAGTTTTGGACAGATGGGATTGATTGGGATGGACTAAGGGCGCATAATAAGAGAATAGATAAAGGGCTTGCTTTATTTGGTAAATATTATAGGAATTTGTGGGATTGATTATGACACAAGCAGAACTTGAGGAATTAACTTATCTTTTAATCTTATCTAAGATGAAGGAAAATGCAAAGAAATTATGATAGAATGGCACAAATTTTACTTACCCCCTATTAACTTATATAACACCCCAATAACTTATCAGCGTGAGTTCCACGCAGGAGAACAAACTATGGACAGAGAGAACGAATCAGGTATGAATGAAGAAGAAATGTATGTGGAATTCACAATGATTGAGATTAACGAGTTTATTAGCAGGTATGGTGCAGAATTCTTCTTGTCAAAACTGAAGTATCCAAACTTAATGGCAATTATCAGAGAGTTGCCATAATGCTGTTACAGGCAGACGCATCTGCTCTAGAAATTCGTGTTGCCGCCTACCTTAGCCAAGATGAAGTCTTAATAAACGAGATTGTGAATGGTGTGGACTTACATACCGATAACCAAGAGAAGTTTGGGCTACCCTCTCGTTTGATAGCAAAGATTTTAAACTTTAGGATATTGTATGGTGGCAATGAGTTCTCGTTTGCTAATGACCCCGACTTCACTTCTATAAGCAAGAGTAAGGCTTATTGGAAGGATGTTGTGGATGCCTACTACGACAAGTATCGAGGCATAGGGGCATGGCACACAAAGATTATTCGTGAGGTAGTAGAAACCAATAAACTTGTAGCCCCAACTGGCAGGGAATATTACTTTCAGAAGTTTGGGGGGCAATACAAGGATACCCAAATTAAGAATTATGCTGTTCAAGGAACGGGTGCAGACCTCATGGCTTTGGCTAGGGTTAGTGCTCATAACAGATTGAAAAAGCTAGGTTATGGCGACAAATGTTTGTTAGTGAATACGGTGCACGATTCGATAATCCTTGACTTTGACGACAAAGTGTGCGATACTAAGGAATTAGTGGCAATGTTTCACAGCGTGTTTCATGACCTTCCAGCTAATTTTGAAAAGATGTTTGGTGTGAAATTTAATGTCCCAATGGCGGCTGAGTGTCAAAAGGGTTTGAATTGGGCAGATATGGAGGTTGTATAATGGAAATTGAGATTGTAGATATAGCAAAGACTGACAAAGAGGATAAGTTTGGGAAACCTACTAGAACTCTAGCTGTAACCTTCACCTCAGAAGGCGTAACTCGCACACAGAACATAGTTCCCTTTGCTAACCCTAAGGTGTGGCGTGTTTTAGATGATGCGAATATTGGTGATAAATTTGATGTAGCCATCACAAAGAATGGTAAGTATGACAACTGGTCTGCTATTGGTCCAGTAGGGTCGTTTAAACAAGCTGCACCAACGACCAAGGTAATAGGCAGTAACTACGAAACAGCAGAGGAACGGGCGATTAAACAACGATATATTGTTAGACAATCATCCCTTGCTAATGCTATTGCCCTATCCCCTAAAGCAACGGTAGGCGACATCATTACCATTGCCAAGCAATTTGAGGAGTATGTGTTTGAGCCAGCAGAAACCTTATAATTGGATTAGAATGTTAGAAGTTATTACCTGTATTTGTATTATTATCAACACATTTAGACATTGGAGTTAAGTATGACAAAATTAAAAGCAACCGTTATGTGGGCAAACCTAAATCATGTAAATGAGATGTCAGGGAAATATCAGATTGACCTGTCAAACCTGTCCACCAAAGCAGTAGAAGAATTAGCCAAAGAAGGAATTGAAGCCCGTGAATCGCAAAAAGCAGAAGACGAGCGTGGTGTATACATTACTTGTAAATCTACCTATCCAATCCCCGCCTATTACGAGGATGGTTCGGAAGTTCCTAGTAACATCAAAATTGGTAACGGTTCACTAGCCGTAGCAACGGTTAAACCTTTTGCATGGGAATTTAAGGGTAAGAAGGGTGTAAGTGCCACCATCTCTCGCCTGACTATCACTAAACTATTAGAGTATGGTGCTGAAGAAGACGCTGACACCGATTTAGCTGGTGCCGTGTGATTGAGTATATTCTTTGTTATAGCACTGCTTTTTTTCTTGGTATGTTGTTTGGTGTTGGTTGCTTTATCTATATTATAGGATACATATATGGTAGCATTGATTGATATGGATTTGGTTGTTTATAGATGTGCTGCTAGTTCAGAGAATGAAGACTTGTCTATTGCCACTCATCGTGTAGAGGAACTCCTAGACACAATCCTTACCAAGGTGCAAACAACCGAGTATAGGGCTTTTCTCACAGGGGCTACAAACTTCCGCAAAGAGGTTTACCCTGAGTATAAAGCAAACCGCACACAACCAAAGCCAAACTGGTTACAAGAGTGTCGTGAGTTCTCAATAAAGAAATTAGGTGCTGAGGTTGCCCCTAGTAATCTTGAGGCTGACGATGCCCTTGGAATCTACCAAACTGCTGACACGATTATCTGTTCATTGGACAAAGACCTTTTGCAAATAGAGGGCAAGCACTTTCAATGGGAGATACAGGGAGGTCCTGAAGCAAAGCGGTGGATGAAGCCTGATACATTCATCACACAGACAGCCCTAGAGGGCACACGCTTGTTTTATGAGCAATGCCTAAAGGGTGATACATCTGATAATGTAAAGGGTGTAAAGGGTTTGGGTGAAGCCAAGGCTCGTAAACTCCTTGCTGGAATTGATAATGAGAGGGCTATGTTGGATGTATGCCTTTCACAATACGCCAGCGAGGAGGAGTTCTTGATGAACGCACAATGCTTGTATATTCTTAGGTCTTTAGATGATAGTTATATTTCACGATATGAGAGGTTGCTAAATGAAGTTTGAGGTAAATGTTGTTAGTAAACAAGAGTTAGAATTATCAGAAGAAGACTGCGAGAGTATATTGATACAAACCTTGCATATTGACTGGTATGACATTTTTCAATCTAGCATGGATAAAGAAGACAGTGACGCAATTAAAAGAGTTTATAACATATACTCAGGTAAAAATCTTGTCTAGCTGGACAGAAGGTCGGTTAAGGACATTTATCACTTCAACTCTGCGAGGTGGGTTTAGAAAATATCCCCCCAAGTATGAAACTCTAAAAGCGGCATCAGTAGGAAAAAAAGTCAATGCCAAAACAAATAGAATGGCTGAACACTTCACTTGTAATATGTGCAAAGGTGAATTCCCAGCTAAAGAAGTGAATGTAGACCATGTAGAACCAGTAGTGTGTCCTTTTACAGGATTTGTAGATTGGAATACTTTTATAAGTAGGTTGTTTTGTGAGGGTGGTAATTTGCAGGTGTTATGCTCCCCTTGCCACGACATCAAAACCGCTGAGGAAAGGGTAGAACGACATGGCAACAAAAAATGATATTACAGGCGATAGTATAATTAGTGGTAAAGGTAGTAAGAAGAAGTTTGATGAGGGTATTAAACTCATTAAGCCAAGTTGCCTTCCTGATTGTAAATATCTTATTAATACACTTACTAAGTGCAGGGTTTGTGATTTTCGTGACGAATCGCTTGTGCCGAAGAAAGGAAAGAAATGAAGATAAGTTTAAACGACCTCCCCGAACATCATCCATACAGGAATATTAAACTAAAAGATTTAGAAGTGTTTTATCGTAAAGAGGGCACTAAGGCTTGGCAAGAGGTATTCTCCACTTATAACATTGCAAAAAACACATACAATGAGTTAGGTGAAGTGTGGAAGAATGGACAGGAGTGGGCTGTGGATAGTGATTCATCTTTGTGTCAGATATGTGGTAAGGATTTAAGCAAGGTTACCGAATGTGCTTGGACATCTTGCCCTAAAGACGCTTGGGACGAGGATAGAATCGATAACATAGGTCAGAACGGCAACGAGGGCTTACACTATGAGTAAACGGATGATGGTGATACCTGATACTCAAGTCAGACCTAATGACGACCTAGAATACCTAGAACGCATTGGTAAATATGCTGTTGATATGCTTCCTGATATTATTGTTATGCTAGGCGATTTCGCAGATATGCCCTCCTTGTCTAGCCACGATAAGGCTGGTAGCAAGAGTATGGAGGGGCAACGCTACAAGGCAGACATCAAGGTTGTTCACGAGGCGATGGATAAACTCCTGACACCTATTCGAGAAGAACAGCAACGGAGGATAGATAACCATAAACCTCGCTGGAACCCACGGATGGTTATGTTGTATGGTAATCACGAGAACCGCATAAATCGGGCAATAGACAATGACCCTAAACTTGATGGTTTAATCTCTTTGGAGGATTTAGGATATGAAGAAGCTGGCTGGGAAACTGTTCCTTTTCTGCAACCTATCATTATTGAAGGTATTGCTTTCTGTCACTACTTTGTTGCTGGTGTTATGGGTCGCCCTTGTGGGACTGCCCGTGCTTTGCTTGCTAAGCATCATCAGAGTTGTATTGCAGGGCATCAACAAGGTAGAGATATTGCTTACGGCTTAAGGGCAGATGGGTCAGAGGTTATGGCTCTAATCACAGGTAGTTGTTACGAGCACGAGGAGCATTACCTAAATCACCAAACCAACCGCCATTTCAGGGGCTTGTATATGTTGTTTGATGTCAAGGATGGTATGTTTGATGAATGTCCAATTAGTTTACGA